GTGATGAGTGTGGTCATTATTGGCCGCCTCCAACGGCTGATTTCACCTTAGCGCACTTTTCGGCGCTTGTGGGGGATTTGCAGCCTTACGACTTTTCGTACCATTCGAGCCGGTATGAATAGCACGTTGTCGACGCCTTTGTCATCGGTCAGCGACTGGGCCAGTATCAGGTGCCTGGCATTGCGCTTTGAGAGCAGCCAGCCCACTGATTGCACCACGCAGGGCTCGTCGGTCAAATCGGCCAGCTCATGCCATTCGTCGTTGTCAATGGTGTGGGCGTCATGCCAGGTGACCAGCACGAGAGGGTGCTCTAGTCGAGCCATACGACGTATTCTGCCGCTACTCGGCCTTTGTCTGGATCGATGAAATGCAGTCGCTGTGACGGTATGCCTGTGGCTGCTACGAATTCGCGCGCGTATTCGTTGTGCGATTCGGGTGAGCCGGTGACAAAAATGCGGCCGCCATTGCCCATTGTCAGGCTCATTGGCGTGTGCCAGTGGCCCATGTAGCAATCATTGAACGCTGGAATGACGCCTGATGCCCAGGCGTTGACTTTGCGCAGGATGCCGAAGGCCGGCGTGTTGCCGCCAAAGCTCTTGATTTCGTCACCGTGTACGAGCAGGCCGCGATACGTGCCAATGTCAAACAGCTGGAACCAGTTGTCTGATGCCTGCCAGTTTTTGACCAAATAGCCGACTTGGTTGCGCGCGATTTGGTAGGCCATGCGGTCGATGTTGTCGCTGGCTGCCATGTCACCTCGCCGGCCGATGCGGCCGTGATTGCCGTACTCGCATACCACGCGCACTGTCTTGAAGTTCTGCGACAGGTTGATTACGACGCTTGTGATGATTTGCGACACTTCGAATAGTTGCTCGTAAAGCAGCGCGTCAACTTCGTATGCCTGCCCTGGAAAGATGCCGAGGCCTTCAACCATGTCTCCACCGAGCAGTAGCACGGCTTCGTTGACCGGATGGTGTTTGCGTTGAATCTCGGTGATGGCAATCGACTTGTCTACAAATCGCTCAATGCGCTTGCGGCACGTTTCTTTGTCGTAACTGACTGTTTTTTTGCCAAGCTGCCAGTCGGTGCAATGCAATAGCGCAACTTCGGGTTTGCCTTTGCGTGTGTCTTTTGCTGGCGGTTTGATTTTGACTGGCGGTGTTGCCAGGGCTGCGTCTTTGGCGGCCTGGTACACAGCGGCAACGAGTTCGCCGGTCTTGTGCTTCAATCGAATGTTGAGCTCATTAGAGCGCTTCAGTGCTTGGCGCAACTGATCGATTGTTTGCAGCTGCTCAACCTCATCACTTAGAGGCATGGCGGCTCCTGAAACGGTAGACCAAATTCCAGTCCGCTTTGAAGCCGTGCTTGGTCAGTAGTTTTGCAACTGAGCCTGAGCTGTATTGCTCGTCAAAAATGATGTCAGTCCACTCTTTGCGGTTTGACTGTTTTTTGAGCCAGACCTCAAGCTCGTCAAGCCTGTTGATTTTCGGACTTATTTCGTCGCGTAAAGCCATTGATGTGATCCTCCAAATGGTTGTCTAACTTGTTTTCCACCCTAGTCAATATCTTGCGCACGTATGCGTGATCGTCGGCATTTTCTCGTCGTGCTCGCTCGACTAGGGCAGCCGGTACGCCAGCCACTATCAGGGCAACGGCTGAGATAAGGGCGACGGTGATTTCAGTTTGCATGGGTGTCAAGCCAGCGCTGCACCCTGGGCGGTATTGATTCTGCCTTGAAATAGCGAATGTGCCACGGTTCGGCGCCAGACCTGAATTCCCAGCTAAAGCCAAACGTCAAACAGTTGGCTTCCATCCATTGCAGGCGGTCGCCTGAGGCCTCTGACACGTCAACGGCAAGGCCAAGGTTATGTGTGCTTGTGCCCGGTACAGCCATAGGCGCCAAGCCGGGCTTCAGATACCAGCGTTGACCTTTCCACGTGCGTATTGATGTGCTGTTGGCGATTGGTGCTGTCGTGTATCGAGCAAGGAAGCCACGCTCCTGTGTCGCTAAGTCGCGGTATGTGTCTGCGTGCGTCGTCGGCTTGAATGGTCTGATGCCATCAGCTTGGGCTTGTTTGCGCATCGCTTCCCATGCTTGTGCAGCGAGCCAATGCAGCCGACCGTAGGGCCGTATTGAGCGCAGAAGGTAGGCAGGTATTTCGCCTGGTGTCACGTTGGCCAGGTCGGCTGGTAGGCGCACCGGCCTGACTTCACGGCTCACTTGCGGCCGTACCTATGGTCTTTCGTGTTTGCCCAGGCGTAGATCAGCGGCAGTACCGCTGCTAAGCCGGCTTTTAGCGCGCCTTCGAGATCGTAACCGCTTGTGATAAGCACGGCGACGCTTCCAGCGACGAAAGCTTTGGCCCAATCCTCTAAGACGTATTGCCATTTCACGTCACGCCTCCGGTCGAATCAATGGTGCAGGCGGGTTTTCATCATGTTCCCAATGCACGAGACTTTCACCGTTCAATACCCACCCGCTGTCGAATCCAGCATCTAGCAACAGTTTGACTAGTTCTTTGTGCGTCACGGCGTGATCTCCATAAGGGTGATTGTCGATAGTGAATTGGAGCCCTGCACGTAGGTTGTGGCGTTATTAGCTCCACTATTGAGTTGTGTTTTGTATGTCGTAGCCGATGTGGTGGCTGGGCTGTCCTCGTAGTTGATTGACAAGCTGCCGACATAGTTCAGTGTGTTGTTGCCGGTGTAAGCGGCTTGGCCTGCAATTTTTGCTATTTCGGTGGCACCGCGCATGAGCCGCAAACCGAGATAAGTGTTATTTGTTTCCTTGCCGCAATCGCTTTGACCAACCAGCACAAGAATTTTGTTTGATGCAGATGTTGGCGTGATGGTCGCGGTCAATCCCGTGTCTGCGTATGTGCTGCTAGAGCTGCTTACCGAAGTGCCATAAGTTGCGCTGACGATTTGCACAACTTTTGATGTTGCAGGTGTGGCACCCCATGTAACCCATGAGCTGCCGTTGTAGGTTTGCAGCCCAGTGCCTTCGATGTAGCACAGTTGGCCTTCGGCCAGTGTTTTTTCGCCTGTGCCGCCAAACGCGGCGTCGCGCGTGACGGTAGAAGCGAATACTGGTACGCCGGTACGAGCCGACTGATTCTGCTGATCGGCAGTCAATACTTGGCTGGCCGTAAATGTTGGAACGGTTGTCTGCGCGTTGGCACCCATGATTACCTCATCCTAATACGTTGTTGGCATCGAGTACGCCGTAGGTGGCGTCATCAAGTATGAGCTGATAAACGATTGTGGTCGGGCTGGTGTAGTAAGTGATGCGATGGCCTCGGTTCACGTCAATCACGCCTTGGATGCCCTCAACGGCCAATTCCTCAGTCAACGGCGTGCCTAGGCCGGGAATCGTCTTTTTGATGCTGATGGTGTCACCAATGTCAATCGTGGCTGCGTCATCGCGTTGCGTTGACGTAAGCAAACCAAACCAAGTGGTGACGCTCGTGTACCGGGGCGACGGATCAGGTTCAAGCAGGTATGCGGCCAGTGCGTCAATTTCGCCTTGTATGTGCAGCAGGCTGTTGGTGATGCTGGTGCCCTGGATGAAATATTTGGCGATGCTCCCTGCATCGGTGTCGGTTGCTTCCTTGCCATCAAGCGCGCCGACATAAGCGCGGTTTACCACATTGTCGGCATCAAATTCCACGTCAAGCGCCTCGTATTTCGCGCCCACGCCATCATCAGCAAAAGACAGCACCGGGCTGCTAAGCGTGTTGCCGATGCGCTCTTGGAATGTGATTGTGCCATCGCGCGCCACAAACAGGCGGCCTTGCTCAGCGTCGTTGATTTGCGTCAAATACGCCAGCGTGTTAGTGCCCTGGGGCACCGTGTACGAGCTGTCATGCCCAAGATTGACCGTACCGGTGGCGATGCTGGTTGTGCCGGTGTAGTCGACTTCGGGCAGTGCGAGCACGCTGGTGATGCGTTGGCCTGAGGTTTGTGCCGTGACGTTGTATTCATCAAGCTGGGTTTGTGCGAGTTTGTAGAACTCGTCGGCGCATTGCACATTGACGGTGTTGTAACCAGCCAGGGCAAATTCGTAGGTGTATCCGGTGACGATGCCTGTGAACAAGTATTCGCCATCGCGGCTAAGGCGTACTGATCGCATTGGCGCCAAGCCAGGCTCATTGTTGGCCGGGTCGTAATAGGGGCTGCTGGTGTCGTATGGGCCGAGGATGCCTGTTTCGTCGCGCATGGAGAATGTCATGACGCCTGCACCGAATTGGTAGTCGGATTTGCGTCGACCGCGCGTGTAGGCGATTGACGTTGCGTACTCGGTTATGTCGGCGTATGTGGTTTGTGGGCCGAGCGTGCCTACGTTGAGCTGGCTGCTATCAAGCCTGAAACTGCCGTAATCAAACCCGGTATCGAGCTCCAACAGGTAATTGCCTGATTGGATTACTGAGGATGCCATTACGCGATTTGCAGCTGTAACGGCCCACTGCGCCGGTTGTAATCCGTAAGAGCGTCAACGATTGCATCGCCCAGGCTGGCTTCAGCGATGGCTGCGTTGACGATGACAGTGATGCCGCCAGTGTCGCTAAGCAACGTCTGTTCGCCCAGGCCGCCGCCAATGCCGCCACCGCCACCACCAAAGAAACCTTCCTCGATCGGCAGGATGCCAATCATGCCTCGACCTAGACCGCCACCACCACCGCCCACGGTGCCACCACCGCTACCGCCGCCACCTGAGGGCGCAGGCAGCTCTACGGCTGGCGCAGGCACCACAGGCATCACAGGGGCCGCAAATCGCCTCTCAATAAGGTCTGGGCCGCTTGTGCCGCCAGGTGTGGCTGTTGCGCCACCACCGCCGCCTACGTTGAAACGCGGCAGATTGATTTCGCCAATGGGGCCGATGTTGACACCTGGCAGCAGGTTGAGGCCTTTGATGATCAGGTTCACCATGTCGACGTAACGGTTGGCAATGTTTTCAAAGATGCCAATGATGAAATTGCCCATCGTCATGAAAGCGTTTTTGACACTGCCTGTTTTCTCGACTAGCAGCATGAATCCTGCGACAAGAGCTGCGACAGCGACAACGACCAGGCCGACCGGGTTGGCTGCCATGACCGCGTTTAGCACGATTTGGCTGGCTGTAATGACTTTGACTGCCGTGTTGAGCACCAGAATGGCGGTAGCCAAAGCACCAACGGCAAGCATTACTTTTACGATGGTGTCGCTGTTGCGTTGCGCGTATTCGGCAAACCGTTGCAGGTATGGCAGCAGTTTTTCAAGTATTGGCAGAAAGGCTGCGCCGATTGATTCTTTGGTTTCGCCAATGGTCAGCGACAAACGTTTCATTCGACCTTCAGCGCTGTTGGCTGCGACTACGGCTGCGCCACCGACCGTTGCGTTGAGCGCCTGCATAATTTCATCGAGTGAGGCACCGTCTTTGATAAGGCCGCGCACGCTCGGCACCAGGTTGCCCAGGGCTTTGGTGTTGCCTGCGTAAGCCTTTGCTACGGCATCGGTAACGGCGCTGAGCTCTGTGCCGGTAGCGGCCGAAATGTCAAGAGAGGCGTTGAGCAGCTCTTGGCTGTATTGCAGATCACCTGTGGTTTGCACCAGGGTGGCCAGGGCTGGCCTGAGCACGTCATCAGCGACTGCTGCGCTCATCATGGTGGCCTCGATGTAGGCCTCGGCAGCTCGCACGTTGGCTTCACCAGCCAGCGTGTTCTTTTCAATCGCCAGAGCGAGCAGTTCTTGTGCTTTGGCATCCTCAATGGCGGCTTTAGTGGCGTCACCGATTACAACAGCCAAGCCTCCGATAGCGGCTGCGGCTGGCAGCGCAGCCTTGCTGAGAGCAAACTGGGCTTTAGCGCCAGCGCCCTCAAGCTGTTTGAATTCGGCAACGGCCTTGCTAATGCCTTTGCCATCAAACTCGGAAATAATTGGGATTGTTACGGCCATTAGCGCACCAGTCTACGATTCGTCTCATCGGTGATTTTGTCGACTAGTTGCGCAAGATTTTCGTTCACTGCGTCAGCGTTACGTTCGTAGGTCGGCCACATGAGGCGTGATGCACGGCCGTAAAGCTGATCGAGTGCTGTGGCTAGCCGGTTGGCTGATTTGCGGCCTGCCATGTCAAAAATTGTGCCTGCTGGGCTTTTCATGGTCACGCTGAAAACAGCCAGGCTGTTGCCTCGACGCCTGTTGCTGAATCGCGCGATGATGGATTTGGTGACTGCTTGCTGATCCCAGGGAAAGATACGGCCTTGTTTCCATGACCGTGCAAAACCTGATAGCGGCCTAGCAACGACCTGGGTGCGTGCGTCTTTCACAATCGGGTCAACGATTTGTTTGAAGTCGCGTTTGATTTCTTTGGCAAGGTCAGGCTCAAGCTTCTGCAAATCGCGCATGGCTTCTTTGACGCCAACGACGGTGACGGATGTGTTAGCGGCCACGACGTTTCTCCTGTTGCTTCTTAGCCAGCAGCAGCACGGTAGCCAAATCCTCTACATCAAACTCGATGCCGTTGGGCCAGTAGCCGGTAGCCAACAGCAGCTCAGCTAACTGGCGTCTGATGCTGCCGCTGCCGTAGGGTTTGCGCCGGCGACCTCCACGACGCTGAAATCATCAACCGACTGAAGCCAAGCGTCATAGTCACGGCCTTCACGTTTCTCAGCGTGGAGCACGTGCCAAGCCATAAACATCAGGTCATCGATACCGATGCCGCCCTGGAGATCGGATGCGCGGCGCTTGAACTTGCGTTCCCACGCTGCGGCAGTGGCGATGGTCGTTGTGACCGTTTCGCTGACTGGTTGCCCTGCCGGTGTCTTGAACGACACCTGGATGGTCAATTTCATGCCGTTGTGTCTTCGACGAGCGTGCCACCAGTGATGGTGATTTCAACTTCTGAAAGCTCGCCGAGCGCGGCGTTGACGACATCGAGCGATTCGAGGTAGCCGCCAGTGATCTGGAACTCGGGGTTGGTGGTCGTAATGCCGCCGCTGGTCGGCTTGACCGCAACGTAGACGTTGGTGCCGACGAGGCTGGTGAGGTCAACGTACGTGCCGGGCGTTGCGCTGTATTCCATCAGCAACGTGGCGGTGACGGTCACGTTTGTGAGGCCGCCGACGTAGTTGCGAGCCGATGAGCCGAAGCTGGAAGCATCAAGGGCTTCGCGCGCTTTGGTGATGACCACGCTCTTGCACTGGTCGGACAAATCCTTGGTCGAGGCCGACGAGGCTCCGATGTTGAAGGTCGGTGTTGCGAGGTAGGTGGTTGCGACGGCCATGTAGCGGTTCTCC